TAGCACGGTTAAACCAGTTGACGTCCATTTTGATATTCGTGCCTGTATCCATGCCCAAAGAATAATGGCTCTGAACAGAAAAAGCAATAGCACTTACTAATCTTCGGCGGAGCGGTCCATTTCTTTCTTAAGAGATTCCCACTGGCGGTGCCATGACTTGGCTTCTTCCTCGGCGTCCCATAGTTGCGGGGCTGATACGAGTCTCCACGTAATGTACCCACAAAGTACTCCTGCTAAGTAAAAAAATAGGCACATAATCGCACCACCTTCTATGTTATTGAGGGTTGTTCTCCTCGGTGAATTTAATAAGAGCCGAGCGCATATACATATCCACTGCCTGTTCAATAACAATGGTCGCTTCTGGTCCCTCAATAGTACACACTAATTCACCTGAATTTGAGTAAATCTCTACCTTGTCCTTCAGTTCCTCTAATATCTCCTTAAGGAACGACGTCTCAAAACGGACAATCCCGATTCCCAAATCATCCATTGTCTCTTGAGCCTCAACGAGGGTCTGGAGGGTTTCAATGAGTTCGTACTTTTTCTCAGACATTAGGCAACTTCCTTAGGATGGCATACAGGGACACTTTGCTAATCATCATTCTCTTAGAGACCTTGATAGCCGCATAACGAAGAGAGAATATACCAAACTCATCAAGTTGACGAACGACATCCATTCTGAGTTTTGGAGAATCCAACTCCCCCAGTGGGACGCCTATCTTTCTCTCAACTTCGTCGCACAAGAAGTCAACGAGTTGATTCATGTTCTTTACCGTCCTACCAAAAGCATATATCTGGTCTGATTGGTTCATTCTGATACCTTTCCATCAAACAATGACGAATATTGAAGGGTAGGGATGTCACTAGCAACGATGCGAAGCCCAAGAGTTGGGACCTGTCCGCTGGCATTGCCAATCATGTATCCAGATTCCTTGGAACCAGAGGGGAGGATGGAAGTCCCGTGTTTTGACTTGTGCCACTGTCGGTACGAGTTGAGTCTTACTGTCGGGAGGATGAGGGCACTTCTGAAATCGCCCTCTTCTGATACCTTTAGGTACATCCAGTATTGGGCTTTAGTGACATTGAGTCCAGAGTTGACCCAAGCAAAGTCGCCGTTCTCTTTCAGAACCCGATTAGGGCAATGGGCAAGTTCAACAAAGATGTTGCCGTTCTGAAATGCGTCAGACTTTACCTCTATCCACCCATCCAGCATTGCCTGAACGAGTTGAGAAGCGATGTTTTCGCCGTGCTCACCAAACTTTAAGTCGGTTTTGAACTGACCTTTTTGATTCCCACGAATATCTGCGGCTGGGTCATACCCATTACTCATGTGCATTGGACGAGACTAACAGAAAGTTAGGTCCCTGTCTGGTATCGTTTGTGACTCAGCGACGAGAACGCAATATCTCGGTCATTAAGGCAATCTCGTTGGATTGAGTTTGAATAATAGAGTAAGCCAATGACATGGTGTCGTAGTCCTCTGTGGAGCGCAACACCTCTCTGGACATAACAAGAGCCATCTTATGATGCAGAATCATGTCGGCATAAAACTTCTGTTCTTCTGCCGTTAGTTCTTTCGGGAATTTGGACTTAGCCATGTCTTAAAGTATACAACATGCGTCTCAACACTTGGTTGCCCAAGGGCGCCATCCGCATTTGTTGTGTTGCTGGCTATAGTTCCACATCGCTAGTCCCGCACGAAGATTCACCTCAGGGATGAATAAGTCCTCGCAGGTATTGAGGATACCCTTAGCCTGAAGCCAGCCAGTTGGGTTGTACTTATTCTTCTTACACCAATAGCCATTGATTTGGATAAGCCCACGACTTCCGCCATTAGGGTCGGTCTTGTTGAATGACATTGTGTTACAACGTGATTCACGGTACATGACGAAACTCAACTTCTTCCAATGGGCTTCAGTCCAGCCAACCGAAATAGCCAAGTCGTGGTACTCACCGCACCTGCCATACATAAAGCGGGCTAGTTCGGTCCAGTTGACTCCCGAAAGGTCAATGGGCGCAACGGTATTTGTGGGTTTCTCTGCCTTGACTTTTACGCTATCAGTCCCGCAGGTAGCGACAACCAAAACAAGAAAAGCCAAACTGACACCTATAAACCATTTATGAAATAGTCTCATTTTATTCCCCCTCATTTACACGGACGTGACCATGGCTTGAAGCCACAGTAGCCGTGGTCTTCGTGCCATCTGTACATTTCCCATGCCCAAGCAAAGTTGTAACGGGGGTCATTGACTACACGCCAGTCACCATACTTTGCCTCAATGTCGTCAAGCCAGACTTGGTTGATTTGAAGCGGTCCTCGGTCATGACCATTCCATTGAGGGTGACCTTCAATCACATTCTGACAACGAGACTCAGACCACACTTCGCGAAGAAGTTCGGGCAGAAGTTCAAAGGGCCAACCAGCGTCAAGGGCAACCTGAGTCCACTCTTGGCACGGTACTTCGGGGTCAAGTGTCGGGATGAAGAAGCCTTCAGGGAGCGTGACCACAGTCGTTGTGGTGACTGGAACAACAGTTGTCGGCGGTGTCGTTGTTGAGACGGCAGGGGCGACAGTTGTCGTTGCTGGTATCGCGCTTTGTTCTTCCTTTCCTTGAGCACTAACTCCTACTGCAACAGTAAGAGCGATGGCGGGTATTGAAAATAGAAGTCTTAGTGGATGATTCATATGTCTCCAGTGGTAGGCGGATACGGCTGGAGACTTGGTCTCCTTGTGGCAAACTTAGCAGATGTGCCACTCAAATGTTACCATTTGGTTACAGTCTGACAACCCATTGACGGGCTAAAATTAGAAAAAGCACCCACTAGCAGGGGTTTTAGATTGAATTATCTATGGAAGTAACGTCCTCTGCGAGCCATTCATTGATGTACTCAAGGGTATCTCTGAGTTTGAGAGTGACCGTAATGGAGTCGCCGTCTACGCTCTGAACTTCTAGTCCAAGCGAGCCCATGAGGCATTCAGAGTAGTTCTCTCCATGCTCACGGAATTTTTCAACTTCACCAGGAGTCCATGAACCTGGGTCTTCGCTGTCCATAAAAAAGTCAACAAAGTGGTTGTAAATTTTGAGTTTTGCATCTTCGTTTGTCATGAGCGTGTCCCTGAGTTCCTTAATCTTTTCCATGTTCTTGTAGAACCTTTTTACCGAATCTTGACTTACCACAACGACGCCATCGTTTATCTTGTGCTCGTCGCCAATAAGCCTGTTTTCATTGAGTTTCTGACGCATTGTGTCTTTAAGTGCTTGAGTCATTAAGACACCTTACATCATGATGGCAGAAATAGAAAGCCATCGCTTGGAAAAAAATCCTACGGAATGCCTTGCACGACCAATTCGTCGGTGCTACCTTCGTCTTAACGGAAGTTGGGGCATGCCCCAGAAACGAGGAAACATGATTAACGCACAAGCAACCATCATCGGGAATGTCACGAATGACCCCGAACTAAAGTACATCGCAAGCGGGGCTGCGCTCTTACGCTTCACCGTTGCGTCAAACCATTACTGGACTGACGGCGATGGCGAGAAGAAAGAAAGCACCATGTTTGTTGATTGCACGGCATGGCGCTTCACCGCTGAGGACTCAGCGAATGTGCTTGAAAAGGGAGTCGGCGTCATGGTCGTCGGTCGCCTTGAAGAGCAGTCATGGGAAGACAAGGAAACAGGCGCAAAGCGTTCAAAGATTTGTCTAATCGCTGACAACGTTGCAATTCTTACTCGTTCAATTGAATCATTTGAGCGCAAGCGTCGCAGTAACAATGAGGGCGGTTCGCCTGCTTCGCCAAAGAAGGCTGTCTCGCCTCGTCAAGCACAACAGCGCCAGTCAGTTCCTACAATTCAAGACAATGAGGAGCCATTCTGATGGAACAAATTCAAGGAGAGAACCGTGGTCGTGGTCGGGGTCGCCCTCGTCTCAACCCAAGTGAGGACTCTCGCAGAGTTACTCTCACTTTCCCACAATCACTCATCAGCAAGTTGAGCGAAGAGGCTAAACAGCGGGACATCTCGTTTGCCGCACTCATTCGCGAAAAGATTGCATGATAACGAATTGCCGATAAGCGTTCCTGTGAGTACACTCGGCACAAGAACTACCGCCACATACCTGCGGTGGACGGAAAACTTATTAGTCCACTAACGCTAGTGAACCAATTACGGAAAGTTTTTCGGCAGAGAGCCCGCCCCACAAGGGCGGGTTTTTTGTTGTATCCACTGCTTTCATGCACTCATCATCTATTGTCTTGTTTATGGGAAAACGACAAGCACCAAAGCGTGAAATAAAAGAGATAAGACGCGTCGGTGCATGGGGGAAAATTAACTACGAACATATTCTTGAATGCGGGCACACAGAAAGACTCCCTCGTGCATCTCGTGCAATAAAGATTGCTTGCTCGTGGTGCGTTAAGGCTGAAGAGAAAGACGAAGAACTTCGTTCGCTCGTACCGAAGCCCCGACTTTTAATGGACATCTTTGACGAAGATGACATGAGTTCAGGTGAAGTTGAAGTAAGTAGAACTCGTGCCTCGCTTGCATCTATTTTAGGAATTCCTCAAGATGCTGTTGAAATACTTGCAATTGATTCTTTAGGTGTGCTAGAAATTCGTTCCGCATACATCTTTTTGTCTGCGAGCGACATTCGCAAAGTAATTAACAAGGGGGCATCAAGTTGAACACATCTTTACCGCCAGATAACGGGGCTTGCAAGGGTGAACCAGTTCAATGGTGGTTCCCAAATCTTTCAAACATGCTCAGTCCAAAACAACGCTCCGAGATGCGCGAGTCAATGGCGAAGGCGGTGAACATTTGTAAGGGATGCAATGTGCGCAACCACTGTCTTGAATACTCATTGCACTGGGAGCCGTTTGGTATTTGGGGCGGACTAACCGAAGGTGCGCGTGAACGAATGCGCAAAGACCGCAACATCATCATGGCGCGTCCATCAATCATTGACATCCTCGGTGGTGTGCCACGTGCTTGAACATACTGGCGAGTTTCTAAGCAGACTCAATGGAGTTGTCAAAACAGGCAATGGTTGGGATGCTTGTTGTCCTTGTCGTAACGACGACGAGAACCCATCGCTATCAATCGCTGAAGAGAATGACGGAAAGATTCTTGTCTACTGTCATCGTGGCGGAGGTTGCGGTGCTCCCGAAATTGTGAAGTCAGTTGGGCTTTCTCTCTCAGACCTCATGCCACCATCAGAGCGTCTTACTTCAATGGACTCATATGTCTCACGCAAAGAGACACCCGTAGTGAATCCTAAGAAAAAAGAGAAGTTACAACTCGTTTCAGAGTATGACTATCGTGATGAAAATGGAAATCTTCTATTTCAGAAGCGTCGTTTCGTTACTGAGTCTGGGAAGAAGACATTTCTTCAGCGCAGTCCCGATGGTTCGGGTGGTTGGGTCAATAGTATTCCCGACGAGACACCACGAATCCTTTACAACCTGTCCGCAGTTCTTGAGGCAAAGCGTAAAAAGCAATCAATATGGGTCGTTGAGGGAGAAAAGGATGCCGACACTCTCATCGCCATGGGAGCCTGCGCCACAACGATGCCTAACGGCGCTGGAACTTGGAAACAGATACATACAGATGCACTTGCTGGCGCAACCGTAGACATCATTGCCGATAACGATGAGTCAGGGAAGAAGCATGCGGCTTACGTCTTGTCCGAACTAAAGAATGCTGGCTGTGACGTTGTTGCATGGATAGCCCCCAAGGAAAAAGACATCACGGACCACCTCATGGCAGGTGGCGAGACCGAAGACCTTATTCGCTTCAACCCAACAGACGAAGACCAAATACCAATGGAAGAAGTTGCGGAGTTCAATAATACGGAAGAAGAACAAGACGCCGAACCACCCACGATGATGGACGTCGCCATTAACAAACTTCGTGAACTCCTCTTGCGTGACGACATCTCTCCGACAACACTCATAAATCGTGCAACGCTCCTAGTTTCTTCGGCACAAAATTCAAACTCTGTAACTTCAGTCGGTCGCATGGTCAACTGGGAGGAATTTGTCAATGAGAGCGACGTAGACACGTACGATTGGTTAATTCCGGGACTCCTTGAGCGTGGAGAGCGAGTCATCGTCGTCGCGGCAGAGGGGGTTGGCAAGACGGTCCTTGCTCGGCAGGTGGCTATTACAACGGCATGGGGAGTACAGCCATTCACATTCCAACGGATGCCTGCAATCAGAACGCTCACTGTGGACTTGGAAAATCCCGAGAGAATCATCCGTCGTTCTTCAAGGGACATTACGAGGGAAGCACGGAACATGGGCTACTCCTTGAAAGGGAGGGCGCACTTGCTTATTAAGCCAGATGGACTCAATCTCCTCATGGCTTCCGACAGACTTCTCCTAGAGAACTACATGGATGAAGTTCAACCCGAACTCCTAGTATTGGGTCCTCTGTATAAATCCTTCCTAGACCCAGGGAGCAAAACGTCAGAGGCTGTAACCATTGAGGTGGTTAGGTACTTAGATACGTTGCGTTCGGTATACGGTTGCGCTCTATGGCTAGAACATCATGCCCCGCTTGGTGAGTCGCTCACAAACCGTGTTCTGCGACCATTCGGTTCTGCTGTATGGTCCAGATGGCCTGAATTTGGTATTTCTTTACAACCAGACCCCACTTCTATGGGAGAATATGTATATGACGTCAAGCATTTTCGCGGAGAACGCGACGAACGACATTGGCCCACGAAGATGAAGCGTGGTAAGAAATGGCCGTTTGAGGCGCTTGAGTTCAAGAGGCACGGCGATGACAGAACGTAAATCACAAGTTATGACACGGGAGTTCTTGGCAGAACGAGATGCTCGTATGTTCAAGATGCGACAGGCAGGAGTCTCCGTAGGGGACATCGCCAAGAGGTTTGGTATCTCTCCGAAGGCTGTACACACCGCCATGCAACGCCAGTTGGAGAAACTGAACGGCGAGGCGCTGATGGCGTACCCAGATGTGCTTAGGATGGAGTTAGAAAGGCTAGATAACCTTCAAGCCGCAATCTGGCCCCTCACCCAGCATCGCAAGGTCAAGATGGATGACGGGACTGAGATTCAGGTTGAACCAGACCTTAAGGCTATTCAACAAGTTCTGCTCATCATGGACAGAAGAGCCAAACTCCTCGGCATGGACCAGAAGAATGTCAATATCCAAATGGATGTCACTAGCAATCAGAATATTAAAGCGTCCCTATCAGGGTCAATTCAGGCAATTGCCGTTGATGCGTTTGACCCCGAAAAAGAAGCCAAGCAGTTACTTGAGATTATGGGTAGGTCTGGTGTACTCCCTCAAGACATGATTGACAGTCTTCTTGGAGGAAAGGGCGAAGTTCTCATTGTGGAGCCCCGTCTTGAACTAGAGTCCCCTATGGAGGTAGATGAAAATGAATGAAACTGAATTACCACAGGAAGACAATGTTGAGTCGGCAATGAATAAAGTCGTAGAGACGATGGACTTGTCCGTATCTACAAATCTTGGCGAAGACGGACCATCAAACAAACAAATCATTGTTCGCACAACAGACAATGACCATGAGCGGTGGAAGTTGGCGTCTCAAAAAGAAGGCAAGAGCATGTCGCAGTTTATTCGCGACACTATTAATGACAAAGTCATAGACATACTTGATTGTTCTCACCCTATTGAGATGCGCAGATACTATCCGTGGGCAGAACATTGCCTCCGATGTAATACCCGCCTATCTGAGACAGGCAAAAACAAGAGGCTTCCAACCCAAGGCATTGACTATGCAGGAATGAAGAAAGACCAAGAGAACAAGTAACTATCTCTTTGCTCGCCTCTGAGCCATCTTCTTGAGAGCCAGTCGCCGTGATGCTGGGTTCAGGTCCATAATCTGAAAGTATTTAATCTCGTCCTTTACCGCCTGTAGCGTCTGCTTATAGCGACCAGGTAGGCGCTCAGTGGGGGTAGTCCCGCCCCAGATGCCGAATTCTTCCCTGTTGTCGTAGGCACTGACCAAACATTCCAGTCGCACGGGACACTGTCGGCAAACATCTTTTGCGTGCTTTGAGTTGGCATATGTCCCCGTACCGCCGTCATCTTGCTCAGTAAAGAAGAGCCCTGGCTCCAGCCCAAAACAAATGGCTTGTTGTCGCCACGATTTGCTGATGTCAACGATGGTAGTCATTTGTCATCGCCAATCCTCGCTGTCGGGGCTATCTACCCACTCCGCCAACTCTTTGCAGCCTCTTTCGTATGCCCTGTGCGCAATGCGAAGCGTACGGGAGGACAGGCGGTCGGAAATGCTTGATGGATTGTCCCAACCATTGTCGCGCAGGAGCATCTCGTATAATTCAAACACCGCATGCTCTAACAGCACAATTTGTTTTTCTGGAGACCTTGGAATAGGACCCAGTGGCGCAATGCCCATATAGTCCTTGGCGGCAAGCGGTCCAGAGTACCAATTTATTTTCTTCACTGCTTTCTCCTTTTTCGGTTTTGCTGGTCGTGAGTTCTGTCGTGTCATATTGTCCCTTTCGCTTTAGATTTTCATTCTAGCGAGTTCTCGCGGTCTTTGCCAATGCATCTAGGATGAACCACTCCCTTTATTCGGCTCTTAGATACCCATTCCCCTATGGCAATTGGTTCGCTACATGCCTTGCACCTACCCGCGTACTTGCTCAGGAATAGCCCCGGTAATTGCGACGCACTTGGTTTACTGCGGATGGTCTTTTGAATTTCAACCGCGCGCTTACCAAGTACGCCTTTTATGGGGTTCGGGTTCCAATCAACATTCTGTTGGAAGTTCCGTTTAGTGCGTTTGCGCTTTGAGGAACGGGACTCCGTCCAGCCGTCATTGTTCATTTGAGACCACTATCCGCTGAGTTACTGCTTTGGCAACTATGGAAATGTCACCATCACCTGACCGTTTCGTCATACCGCTCATCCTAGCCTCGCACTCGGGGCTCG